CTCCAGATTGCCAAGCTGCAATGAGGCTCGAAGCAAAACGAAGCGGCTGGCAGGCATGCCCCATCTCCTCACCAAAAAACGCCTAAGTCGAATCATCGAATTCATCGAGGCCAACCTTGGAAATGGTTTCGATCTAAACGATCTGTCCAACGCCGCTGCGCTCAGCCGCTTCCATCTGTGCCGATCGTTCAAGTGCACTACTGGCATGACGCTTTCGCAGTACGTCATGAGCCGGAAGATCGAGGCCGCCAAAACCATGCTGGCCGACGAGGAGGCGTGCCTGGTGATGATCGCTGGCACCTGCGGATTTGCCAGCCAGAGCCACATGTGCACAGCCTTCAAGAAGGCCACGGGCATGACGCCGTCGGCCTACCGCGCCCAGCTCAAAACAGACCCCGTATCTGTTTTGAGCGCCTGAATTCCACAGGCCAGGCCTGCGTTTCCACGCAATCCACGCCAGCTCGGGCGCGCATCGGGCTCAGCGCGCCACGAACAGCACGCAACCCTGGTCCTTGGCCTGAACGAGGATGTCGCGGTCGGCGCAGCGGCCATCCTTGAACGCCGAGCACCGGCCGCACACCTGGCCGGGCGGCAGCTCCTCGATCATGGCCGTCACCGCCGTGGGCAGGCCGGGCATGTTCAGGCTCTCGGCCTTGGCGCGCATCTCGGCCTGGTGGGAGCCGCCCTCGGGGATCAGGAACGAGGCCGTGCCGTGCGAGCGGGCCCAGGCCACATCGCAGAGCATGTTGGCGTAGGAAAAGTGGGGGTCGATGCCGACCTTCTTCACGCTGCGCTTGTACTGGTTGGTCTCGTCGTCCTTCTCGGCCACCAGGGCGGTTTTCGTGAAGTGGTGGAACGCCCGGGGCAGGACCGGCAGCAGCTGGCGCTGGCCCTTCTCGATGACCTCCTGCACCAGGCCCTGCGGGTCGGGGAACACGCACATGGGGTCGGGCGCCGTGAAGCGGGCCATCGAGACCTGCATGCACTTGTACTGGTCCATGCGCAGGGTCCAGCGGTCGCGGGCCTCCTCGCTGGTGCGCCGGTCGCTGGTGTTCAGCTTGGGGGCGTCGCCCCAGATGATCATGTCCTCCTTGAGCGAGCCGAACGAGTCGCAGATGAACACCCGGCCAGGGTGCCGGGCCGCGAACTTCTTAGCGTCGTTGTAGTTCGGGTTGATCTCGACCACGCACACCGCGATGCCGAACTGCTCCATGAGCTCGGAGCTGCGCCCGAACGGGTCGGCGCTGTAGGTTTCCTCGACGTGCACCACAGCCTGGCGGCCGTCGGGCAGCCGCTTCTTGATGACGTGCACGTTGAAGTTGCCCATCTGGTCGATGCCCATGAAGTAGCCATGGCCGCGCGTCTCCCACTGCACGCCCAGCTGCCGGCCCACCGCCGCGCAGCGCGCCAGGTGCTCCAGGGTCACGGGCACCTGCGACGGGTCAAGGTACGGCATGCCGAGCTTCCGGTTGTAGAAGTTCTTCATGTCCGTGGCCGTGTTGTAGGCCGAGATGATTTCCTCGGCGCTGATCGTCGGGCTCAGGAACTGGGGGAAGTGGATCGAGCGGATGCGCAGCTTGCGCTCGCGCCGCGGCACGTGGAGCTGCACGCCCGGGTCCTTCTCGGGGTGCTCTGCGATCCACTCGCCATGCTGGGGGTCCTCCAGCCAATGGCCGTTGGGGCACACGTAGCGGTAGGTGTCGCGCTCCTTGTCGAAGCGGATGCACTCGGGGAAGTAGCGCACCAGGGGCTTGGCCGCGCCGCAGGTGGGGCAGCGCGAGTGAAACTCGTGCTGGGTGCCCAGCTTGTACCAATGGTGGATGTCGGCGTCCGGCCAGTTCGCCGTCGAGCCCATGATGACCGACCGGATCCGGCTGGCCGAGACACGCTCCAGCGTCTTCTCGATCTGGGCGATCGTCATTTCCTGGACTTCGTCAAACGACAAAACGTCCATGGGCATAGACTCGGTGGTGGCCCGGCCCGAGGTCCACGCGAACAGGAACACGGCTTTCGCGATCTGGCGCAGGCCAACGTTGCCCTCGCCGGACTTGCGGCCGCTACCGTCGGTGGCCTCCTGGGTCATGAGCGCGTGCACCTCGGGCACGCTGCGCACGGCGTCGATGAAGCGGATCGACGACTTGATCTGCGCCAGGCGCTGGTCGGGCAGGAACATGCCGACCGTGCACCGGCCGATGTCCTCGCCGAACTTGAGGCCCATATAGATCGCCGCCAGCATCTCCATGACGGTGAACCCCACCTGGGCGCACTTCATGAGCACCAGCATGTAGCGGTAGGCCTCATCTTCGGTGCTGGGCACCTGGTCGTAGATCCACGCCATGGCCGGGCGGTCGTCCAGCGTGAACGGCTTGCCGTCCACCTTGAGGCCGTCGCTGCCGTCCGGCTTGGTGCCGCGCGCCAGCTTCTCGCACCACTGGCGGAAGTTCATCCCCGCCGGGATCACCTCCTTCTCGTCGACCCGGAAACCGGTCTTGATCTCCAGCTCGGTTATGGCCCGCTGCAGGCCCAGGTGAAAGTCGGGCATCACCCGCCGGTTACCGCTGCCGGTGCCCGTGCCCCGGTAATACAGGGCGTTCTTGGAGCGGCCGAACACGTCAGACCTTCATCATGTCGAGGGTCATGCCGGTGCGCGCGTTGAGCGCCGCCAGGCGCTGCATGATCCGCTGCTGGCACTCGGGGCTTTCCTTCCCGATCTCGTCGATGATGGTCTCGTAGAAGTTCTGCATCGTCCGCAGGTCCCACACCTCCTGCACCGCCTTGATGGCGGTCTCCAGCAGGTGCGCGCGCCGCACGATGGACTTGTCGAACGCCGCCGGGTTGTTGATCGCCTCGACGGGGTTGCCGTCCTTGTCGCGCTTCAAGGCGTAGGTGCGCAGCATCTGGGCGTCGCCATACAGGCGTTGGATTTCCGCAACAAAGTCGATCGTGCGCAGCCCTTCGTCGCCGTGCTTGGCGATGTAGGCCGGGCTGGGCGCGGCCGGCAGGTGGTCGACGATCGGCTCAGCCTCGGGCGCCAGCTTCTCGCGCATCTTCGAGCCGTTGCGCGTGGTGGGGAACTTCTTGACGCTGGCCGCCAGCCGGTCGCGGGCCCGGTTCAGGTCGGTCGGCCGGGGCGTCTCGTTGCGGGCCTGGCGCAGCCAACGCCACTTGGTCTGGTCGTGCACGTCCGGGAACTGGTCGAGCACGAGGCGCCAGTCTTTGGCGCCGTGGACGGCCATGTGCGCGTGCACGGCCTCGATGAATTTCGCTTTGCTGGGATGGTCTGCCATGCCCCGATAGTAGCGTCACGAATTCGCGGCCACGCTATCAGGCATCGTCGCGCCCGAGCAGCGCCCGAACCATCAAGCGATGCTTGACAGTTGAGCATTGGCGCGGGTTTCCGGGTGGTTCGCGACAGACTCAAAGTCTGTTTTCAGTCCGGCTTGCCCGCCCCGCAGACCGCGCACCACCAGGTGCCGTGGCCCGGGGCCTCGGGATCCTCGCGGAAGTTGGCGGGCCACTGGTCGCGCGGCAGCAGCAGGGTCTCGAACCGTGGCCCATGGGCGTGCGGGCGGCGCCGTAGTAGGGCACCAGCACGTAGCCGTCGGGGTCGGTGCAGGCGGGCAGGTCATGGGGCGGCTCCAATGTCGGCCATCGCCAGCAGCACCTGGGCGAGCTTGCGTGCCGCCTCGGGCTCCAGCGGCACCGTGAACTGGCGATCCCTGTCGGCTGCCGTCAATTCGACGCGGGAGTTGGTGGCGTTCCACCCCACGGTGATCTTGGGTGGCGGCGCAGGGCGCGGAGGTGCTGGAGGCGGCTGGCTGACGTTCCAGCTCATGGGGCACCTCGGTCGCGGATGGCCTTTTCAATATCAATGGCCGCCTGGTTGTAACCGTCATCGAATCCGGTCTTGCCGGCAGCGCATGTGCGACGGGCGATGGTTGCGCACGCCTCGCGCTCGGCGGCCATGGCTTCACGCACAGCGCGCCGCCGCTCGACGCCGGAGCGGACAAGTCGCTCCTTCAAATCGACCACCTCAGTCTGGGCAGCGATGCGAGCAGCACGCTCGGCGGCGGCCACCAGGGCGGCGAAGCTCGCCAAGAAAGGCGTCAGGTCTGCGCCCCCCACGAGGGCGCAGGACCCCCGCGAGTCAACCAGCCCCGCCTCGCCCGCCATGCGCAGGATCTTGTCGCGGGGGGTGGTCATGACCGCCCCCGCAGAAAGCGTC